GCAGCCGCCCCTGAAATGCTGGAGGTGTTGCGCTGGCTGGATGCGGAGATGGTCTGCCGGTATAATTTCGGCGGATGCCTGTTTTCGATTCACGATTTTGGGAAAGTTCGCCGGGCAATCAAGCTGGAGATGGAAGGCTAACGTGTAGGTGACCGGCCTCGCGCGGACTTATCGCGCGAGGTCCAGCGACCGAAGGGAGCGAGGTCGACCGTAGGGTTGGGCCTCTCCTGGAAAACAGAAAGGGAAAGAGATGGCGAAAAAGTCAGTGACGTGTGATGTATGCGGGTTCGAAATGGATGCAGAGACGGCGAATTTCGACATTGGCTCCGAGCAGGATCTTTGCGATGAACACTTTCGCCAGAGGCAGCTAGACGACGCCAGACGAGAACGAAACGAACTTGCCGCATGGCTCGAAGCAACTCACCTAAAGAAGTTGCGAGAACTTGAAGAGCGTATCGCGGAATTGGAGAGTCCCAACGCTTGAGCTGAGTGGCGCGGCCACCAGCTTATATTATAAAACCGGACGTGTTTCCGCGTCCACTCAAGCGCCTTGTTGGGCGTAAAGGATTAAATTATGCAACTCTCAGAAACACAAGAATTCACGATGAAAATGGCAAAAGTCGGTTATGAAAGCTATGCAGCTTATACCGGAAATAAATCTGCTGTTACCGGCGATGACCTGCCAAAATGGGAGCAACTACCAGGAGGGGTGATTAATGCCTGGTTTGCTGCCGCTGACGGAATGACAAAATTTCTTGCATCTGTTGGCCCCGTGGAGGTGGTAGATGGGGAATAAATATGAGGTATCTGAGTGGTATGAGGATAAGACTGATGGCCGTGGATTAGCCTACCATTCACAGTGCCAAACCGAGTGGCTGTGTGTTGCATTGTGGTGCATGTGGCAGCTCAAACGAGATGGCGCAAAGTGCGTAAAACTGGAATGGCGTTAATCCGCCCAACGACCGTTAAACCCCCAAACCGGCATCTTAACAGGAAGGAGGTTTGTTATGGAAAATCCTTTGAAAGCAAACATCTATCCCATAAAACACAGTCCGCAAAAGCAGCCGAAACTGTTGGACCGCCTTCGTGATAAGTGCCGGGTTCTGCGGCGCAGTGATGTCACCGCTAGCGCTTATTGTAATTACTGTCGGGAGTTCATCCTTTTTCATGGAAAGCGGCATCCACTCAAAACGTTGCCTTTAATGCTCTCAAGTTTTTGTACCAGGAAGTGCTTGGCATCAACCTTGGCAAGATCGATGCTCTTCGGGCCAAACGTTCCAAGCGATTGCCTGTGGTTATGACCAGAGATGAAGTTGCGGGCGTACTTGATCATCTTCGTGGTGACTATTGGCTGATCTGCGCCATCATGTACGGTGCCGGTTTGCGACATAAGGTCGAGGCTTTGCAGTTGCGTGTCCAGGATATCGACTTCGGACAGATGCAGATTGTCGTTCGTGAGGGTAAGGGTAATAAGGATCGAGTCGTCCCTTTGCCTTGCATGATTGTGGATCGCCTCAAGAGGCGCTTGCAAAGGGTCAAAGAAATTCACGAGCAGAATCTTCGGGACGGATTTGGCGCGGCCCCTTTACCAGGAGCTCTGTCCCGCAAATATCCAAGGGCTCCATTTGAATGGGGTTGGCAGTATGTTTTCCCGGCAACGTCCCGTTGGGTAAACAGACGGACCGGAGAACAGGGTCGCCACCATTTACACGAAACGGCAGTGCAAAAGGCGGTCGCGACGGCCACCCGCAAGGCCGGAATCGTCAAGCATGTTACGCCGCATACCTTTCGTCACAGTTTTGCGACCCACTTGCTTGAAGGCGGGGAGAATATTCGAACCGTGCAATCCCTGCTCGGTCACAAAAAACTTGAAACCACCATGGTCTACACCCATGTCATGAAACAGCCTAACGCCGTTCGCAGCCCGTTGGATCGCCTTTTATGACGACAAGCCTCGCCGAAAAATACGACTGGCTTCCATCCCCTCCGCCGCGCAAGTTTAAGCTGCTGCAGGGAGAAAAGCAGGTCTTCCGTGCTCAGGCGGATGAGACATTCAGCCAGTGGGCCCAAGGAGAGCGTTATATCGCGGTCAGCTCCGTGCCCGGACCGTATGACGGCGATGTGACGCCCTATCTCAAGGGCTTGCTCGATCTGTATTGTCAGGAACATCTGCGCGAACTGTTTTTGCCTGGCGGTAGTCAGTCGGCGAAATCCGACTTCATGCATACCTGTTGGGGTGGCAACGCTGTCCACGATCCCGGTCCCTCGCTTATCGTCATGCAGGACCGCGATACCGGCACCGAGACGCTCGATGATCGACTGATACCGATGATAGACAACACCCCGTCGCTGCGCCGCATCAAGACGGGCAATCCTGACGATATTAGCAAGAAGCGCATTCGCCTGCGTAACGGCATGATCACCTATCTCGGATGGGCGCAGTCGGAGGGGCGTCTGGCCTCCAAGCCGATCCGGTATGGCTATTTCGATGAAGTGGATCTGTGGCCTGAGTCTGCGATTCGCAAGGCCCGTGCGCGTCTCAGGGCATTTGAGGACAGCTACAAGATCATCGAGGCATGTACGGCCTCGGTCGAGGACGGCCGGATCTGGACTGCTCAGAAACTCGCTCAGGTCCTTATCGATTTCTGGCCGGTATGCCCTTATTGCGGCGAGGCCCATATCATGGATGCCGCGAACGTCCGCTGGCCCGATGGCGTGATCGATCCTGCCCAGCTCGCCGACAAGGGCAGCGCCTGGTACGAGTGCCCGCACTGTCAAGCCAAATGGGACGAAGAAGACCGGAACGAAGCCGTGCGGCAGGCGGCTGCCCTACACGATCCGCCGCATGTATGGCACGGTTGGCGGCCTCGGCCCGGCGGCGTTCCCATCGATCGCGCCTCACGCGTGTGGGCGCACATCCCGCCGCTGATCTCGCGGTTTGTGCCGTTCCACAAGATCGCCCAGGCGTACGTGATGACGCTGGTCGAGCCGTCGGACGCCAATCTGCAGTATTACTACAACGATTGCCTCGGCCTGCCGGTTCCGGAAGACACCGAAGGCGACCTGACCGGAGAAAAAGAGCTTTACGAACGTCGACGGGATTACTGGCCGAACGGCGCAACCTGGAAGGTGCCCATGGCAGCTGTGTTGATTACGGCCGATGCGGACGTGCAGCTCAACCGCATCGAGGTCGAGGCTGTCGCCTGGGGGGAAGGGCACCAGAGTTGGAGCATCGAGTATCGCGTCTTTCATGGCGACACGAGCAAGGACGAAGTATGGGACCAGCTTCACGACTGGGCGCAGGAGACCGTTTATGTTCATGAGTCAGGCTCTGAATTGCATATCGTGCGTCTCGGGTGCGACCTCGGCTATCGTGCCGACATGGTCGCAAAATTTGTCCGCCGTTCCCGCCGGTACATCGCGCACAAGGGCAGCAACATCAGGGGGCTGCCGCTGGTTCCTCGCAAGCCCAGCAAGAGCCGAAAATACAAGGTGCCGTTTTATGAGCTTGGTGTCGATACCGGCAAGGATCTGCTGATGTCCTGGTTGACGGCGACCGAGTCGGGCCCTCGCTGCTGCCACTGGCATATGGAATACGACTTCGAGTATTTCCGCATGCTCTGCGCCGAGCGCCCCAAAAAAGAGAAGAACCGCAAAACCGGCAAACTGGAAACCGTCTGGGTTCTGCGTGATGGATTCCAACGCAACGAGGCCCTTGACGTGCGCGTCGGCAACATGGCTGTCCGGCAGATCCTCAACCCAAACTATGCGAAGCTTGCAGAGGCTCTGGCCATGCAAGCGCGGGACAAGGAAGAGGCGCAGCCTAAAAAGGAAACTCCACAGGCTCAGCCGGCATCGGACAACAATGACAATGACCGTTTCATTGCTCAACCTTCCGGACGCAACCGTCCCGGATGGTTCAGCAGGAGGAGATGATATGACATACCGAACTCCGATCCCCTATGCCCAGGGCGACCGCCGCCCGACATGCAATGTCGAGCAGGCCCGCTATCACCTTTGCCCTGAGCATCCTCCCTCGCGGCAACATATCTACAACCTTTATCATCGGACAGATATTCAGGGGTACTTTGTCGGCAACGGGAGGGGGCTTCGGCTCTATATCGATTCGATCGAGGATTACAAGCGTCGGCAGGCTGATGAAGGGGCATAGATTTAGAAAAAATGCGATTGTTCTAAATATTTTGTCAACCACGTCAACCTCGTCAACCATGTAAATGACATGCCGCGATATTTTTGAAATCATCGCGGCATGTCTGTATTTACCCTCACAGAGATCGAAGAGCAGATTGCCGAATACAAGCTGGCCCTCAAGGCCTGCGCAGGCGGGCAGAGTTTGCGCATGTCCACACCGGGCGGTTCCGATCGCACCTGGACAAGCGCCGACCTGCCCGAGATCCGCCGCACCCTTGACTGGCTTGGCAAGGAAAAAGCCCGTCTGCTCGGTCGCCGCGCTTCGGTGACCGTCATCGGGAGGCCTGCCCGATGAAGCGCAAGGCCCTCCTGAAAATGAACGCCCTGGATCGCGCCATCGGCTATTTCTCACCGGGCCGCGCGTTGCGTCGGGCCAAGGCCCGCACGGCTCTGGGTTTTATGGCGGGCGGGGTATCCCGAACCGGAGCTGGACGCAAGGGCAGTCTCGGCAACTGGTTCGTCCGCCGTCTCAACCGTTACTCCGAAGAGCGCGAACGTCTCACCATTTCCGATCGCTCCGCCGATCTGATCGCCAACAATCCCCACGCCACCAGCATTGTTGATTCGACCGCTCTGGCTACCGTCGGAGGTCCCGGTCTTCTGCCACAGAGCAAACCGGCCTTCAAGTGGCTCGGAATCAGCGAAGAGGCTGCCGCCGAGGTTGCCGAGCAGGCAGAGTGGTGTTTTTGGGAGTGGTCCCGCCAGGCGGATGTCGAGGGTGAAGATCATTTTTCCGACATTCAGTACCTGACCATCCGCAACATGATCGGCGGCGGCGAGTATCTCAATCTGCCCGTCAATGTTTCCGGCCCGGGCAGAACTTTCGATCTCGCCATCCAGGTGCTCGATCCGCGCCGCCTGCGCACTCCCCATAACCTTTTCAGCGATAAGGATATCCGCGACGGTATTCGTCTCGGACCGCACAGCGAGCGGCTTCTTTACTATGTCGCCGATCCTGACGACGGCCATCTCACCACCACACTGACCAGTCAGCATTTTCGGGAGATCCCGGCATGGATAGGCCATCGTCGTGGCATTTTCCACGGGTTTCATCGCAAAGATGCCGAACAGGTGCGCGGGATTTCGGCGCTGGCTCCGGTGATTAAGCTTTTCCGCGATTATGACGATTACATGGATTTCGAGGTGATCGGTGCCATCCTGGCCGCGTCATTCCCTGTTTTTATCGAGACGCCTGACGGGGAAGAACCGGGGGAATATACCGGAGATACGACGGATGCTCCTGCGGCATCCGGAGGGGTTCAAAAAATCAAGGAATACCATCCGGGTCAGGTCCTTTACGGGTCGCTCAACCAAAAGCCCCACATCCTCGGCAACAACAATCGTACAGGCAACAGCTTCCCGGTGTTTGTCGAGACGCTGCTGCGCGCCATGGGGGCCGCGTGCGGCCTGCCCTATGAAGTGGTAGCGAAGGATTTCAGTAAGGCGAACTATTCTTCCGCCCGGGCTGCGATGCTGGAGGCTTGGCGTCTGATCCAGTTTTATCAGAACTGGATGATCAATCATTTTTGTCAGCCGGTGTGGGAGATGGTTTTCGAAGAGGCATGGCTGCGTGGGCGCATCCTTCTTCCTGCCGGCGCGCCCGATTTCTATCGTGCCAAAGCACTGTGGACAAACGCCACCTGGACCCCGCCCAAGCGCGGTCATATCGATCCGGTCAAGGAGATCGCTTCCGGCAAGGAAGCTCTCGTCTCCAACATGCTGACCATGGCCGACTGGTATGCGGAGCAGGGCAAGGATTACGAAGAGGAACTGCGGCAGATCGCCAAGGAACGCGAGTTGATGAAAGAACTCGGTCTGACTATGGCCGATCTTCCAGGCTTCGACCTGGCGAAATTGGCCAGTCAGCCTGAGCAATAAAGGGGAAATTATGCGTCTTATCGACATTGTTAATGGCCCCTGGGCAATCCTGTCGGAAACCCATCGGGAGATCCAGGACATCTACAAACGCCATCTCAAGGGCGACAAGATCCAGATCAAAGATCTCGGCATCGAAAAGCGCGATCCTCTCGCCGCGGCCGCGATTGTGGCGGCCTCGGAAGGGCGTCGCGTTGAGGGCCGGGGCACCTACATGGTGATCGATAACGTGGCCGTCATCCCCGTGCACGATGTCATCGCCAAGCGCATGACCTGGTTCATGGAGATCTGCGGTGGCTGCTCAAGCCAGATCTTCATGCGGGATTTCGCCGCCGCGCAGAACGACCCCGATATTGTCGGCATCATCCCGTATTTCGACACGCCGGGTGGTACGGTGGATGGCACGGCTGAGGCCGCCGAGCTGATGTCCAAGTTTCGCGGCAATAAGCCCGTTATCGGTTTCACCGACGGCATGATCTGCTCGGCAGGTTACTGGATGGCCGCGCCCTGCGACGAGATCTACATCTCCAGCGATACCAATCCCATCGGTTCCATCGGCGTTGTCGCCGCTCATGTCGACGTGTCGAAACGGATGGAGATGTATGGGCAGCGCGTTACCGAGATCACCGCTGGCGATTTTAAGCGTATTGCATCGGCTTATTCGCCCCTGACCAAAGAAGGCCTGGGTTATATCCAGGATCAGCTCAACCACATATATACAGCATTTACCGATTTTGTCGGTGAACATCGCGGTTTAAGTGTTGATGACCATGAGCAATGGGCCAATGGCCGGGTCTTTCTCGGTTCGCAGGCCATAAGCGTCGGGCTGGTGGACGGTGTTGCCACTCTCGACGACATCATAGATCAGCTGGCCTCGGGCACGCAGCCCGGCCGGCGCACGCAAAAACAGATAGCCGCGGCCGGTGATGCCGGGGCGAAACCTTCAACTGAGGAGCACGCCATGAACAAAGAAGAATTGAAGGCCAAGCATCCCGAGCTTTACCAGGCTGTGCTGGATGAAGGCCGGGAGTCCGCCGCGGAGGAAAACGCCAAAGCGGTTAAGCAGAGTGCCGCCGATGAGCGCACGCGTATCGTCGCCCTGGTATCCGCCGGGTTCGGCGAAGAGCCGGGCAAGAAATTTGCCGCCGTGGTCGAAAAGGGCCTGACCGCCGAGGATATCGGAGCGTTGGGTATCTCTTTCGGTGTGGCCGACTCTTCCGCCGATCTGGAAAGCCGTCAGGAGATTCTTGATGGCTTGCGCGAGACCGGCCAGCAGCCCCTGGGCAAAACCAAGGGCGAGGATACGGAGGATTTTGAGGCCAAGGTCAAGGCTTATCGCGCAGAGCACGGTTGCGGAAAAGGCAAAGCTGTCAGCGCCATGGCGCGGGAGTATCCCGAGCTGCACAAGGCCTGGCTCGATAAGGATCAGCAGGCGAAATAACCAGGAAACCATCCCTTTACGGAGGATTTACCCATGACCGAAAACGGAAAGAAAACTTTCGAGGCCGGCGGGGCGGTTTCCGCCAAGCGCCTGGTCAAACTCTCGAGTGGGCAGGTGGTGCATAACACCGTCACGGATACCGACGATCCCATCGGAGTGTCCGAATGCGCCGCCGCAGCCCAGGGCGATCTGCTCGCCACGCGGCTGCTCAACGATGCCGGGACGTTCGAGATGATCGCCGCCGGAGCCATCGATGCGGATGCCGATGTGTTCGCTGCCGCCGATGGCAAGATCCAGGCGCTGCCCGCCGCCGCCGGGACCTATCGCAAGATCGGAAAGGCCCTGGAGGCCGCCACGGCCGACGGTGACATCATCGAAGTGTTCCCCTACGACTACAACGCCACCGAGACCGTCAGCTAACGGTCGGTGATGGAAAGGAGATAATCCATGCCCAGACTCAAGTCCGGTGCCACCCTCCGCCAGGATCTCGGTGCGGTGGCTTATGAATACGCCCTCGAGGGCAGCCAGCGTGGTTTTATCGGCCTGGCCTTGATGCCGATTTTTGAAACCATGGTGCAATCGGCCAATTATCCCGTGATCCCCATCGAGGCCCTGCTCAAGCTGCAGGATGCCAAGCGGGCCGCGCGCAGCGCTTACGGCCGCAGCGATTACGAATTCGGCGACGGGACCTTCTCCTGTAAGGAATTCGGATGGGAAGAACCGGTTGATGATGTCGAAGCGGCCATGTACGCCAATTTCTTCGATGCCGAAGAGGTGGCCACCATGCGTGCCGTCGATGTTTTGCTGCGTAATCAGGAAAAACGCATCGCGGACAGATTGACCAGTACCGCCACTTTCGGCACGCACAACGTTTCCGTCAAGTGGGACGTTGCCGCTACCGCTACTCCCCGCGCTGACGTGCGCGATGCCAAACAGAGCCTTTTTAATGCCACCGGTCTCGATGCAAATGCTTTCTGCTGCTCGAAAACCACCTTCGACAACATCCTGCTGACCGCTGAGTTCCAGGAGGCGACAAAATATGTCAGCCAGGCGCTGATGGAAGTTTTCGAAGTGCAAAAGCAACTGGTCGCTCAGTATCTCGGCGTCGATCGGGTTCTGGTCGGCAATGCCGTGTACGACGGTGCAAAAAAAGGTCAGAGCTTTTCCGCGACTAGTATCTGGTCGGATTCCAAGGGATTCGTGGCCCGGGTCGCGACGCAACCGCTCAACCTCAAGGAGCCATGCATCGGCCGCACCTTCCTCTGGATCGAGGACAGCCCGGAACACCTTGTTGTTGAGCAGTATCGTGAAGAGCAGACCCGCAGCAATATTTACCGGGCCCGTCACAATGTCGACGAGGCGTTTGTATTTACCGGCGCTCTTTATCTGATGAGTAACCTCAAGTAAGCCGTTCGGCGGCTGCAACCATGGGGAGGAGTCGACCTCCTCCCCATTCTGGAGTATCCGAACAAAGGGAGATATATGGGATTCGACGATCTTGTCAGCCGGGCCAACAGCGCAGCCATTAATCGGCTTGGTGGGGAGGATTTTATCGTCAAGCTCAACGGGGCGACGATCGATACCATCCAAGGGATTTTTGATGAGGCCGTCGAGACGATCTCCCCGCATGATGCCGATACCGTGGTGGTCAGGCCTGCGGTCGCTTTTCTGGATGAAGATTACGACGGCTTTGGGAAAAGCCACACGTACACAAGAATCAAAACCGGCATCGCCTATCGCATTTTTGGAGATATTCAAACTGACGGTACGGGGATGACCGTGGCCTATCTGGTGAAAGCATGAGCCGTTACGACGACATCATAACCGCACTGACGGAGCGCCTAGCAGAGATCCGCACGGCGGTCGGCTATCGCACCGACGCGGGGGAGCGCGTCTTTATCAATCTGGAGTACAAGACCGCGCCGAAAGAAGTGCCTTGCCTGATCTTTTTCCCGGGCGAGGTTACCGATACCCTGGATGGCGACACCCCTCCGAGCCAGGGGGAGGAGAATCACTATCTGCCCGTAACCATCGAAGGCTGGATCGCCGACGATGAGACGGGCGCGCAGGGACAGGCCCTGCGGCAGGACATCCTTCAGGCCCTCAAGACAGATCCGTATTTTGGAGGGCTGACCGAGGGGTATTCCGGAGCGATAAACAGCAGCGCTGAGATTGAGGACGGAGGAGAAGAGGGCTTCCTCGGTTTCGCCCAGGTAACCGCCACTATCTTTTATGTGACCGCCTACGGAGAGCAATAGGGGGAGCTGATGCCGGAAGGGATGATCGTTGGAATGGTTTGTGGCAGTGGTATCAGTTGGGCAGTGTCTGCGTTTTTCCGGCACACCATCGGGACCCGCTACCGCACTGAGGATGATTGCCATTCCTGCGAAACACGCCAGGCGGTCGATCAGATCCGCACCCTGGTTGTCGAGATTGCCATCAAGGCCGGTGTTCCTGCGCACGAGGTTGCCAAGCTGGCGCAGCGCACTTTGAAATCCGGGAAATAGGGGGCTTATGTATCTTCCGCGTCACTTCAAAATCTATGAGCTTGTCGACCGGGCCACGTTCAACCGCTTCGGCCTGCAGGCTTTGATGTTCCTCAATCCCTTGGCTTTGCAGGCCCTCGACGGCATCCGGGACTTTTTCGACGCCCCGGTGATTGTCAACAACTATCATGCCGGAGGGCGGTTCCAGTTCCGCGGTTTGCGGCCGCGATTCTGCAGCGTCGGGGCGGAATACAGTCAGCATCGCCTCGGCAACGCCTTCGACTGCGATGTTGCCGGCGTCAGTGCGGAGCAGGTCCGCAAGGTCATCTTGGCGCATCGCGACGATCCGCGATTTCTTTTCATCAACTGTATCGAGGCGGACGTGAACTGGCTGCACTTCGACTGTCGCAACATCCCGGATCGCATCCGGATTGTTCATCCATGAGTAGCGCTGCCGAAGGCCGTTGTCGTTACAGCCTGACAGGCATCTGCCCGGCGGCGGGGAAGGGCGCGCTTGTCTGCGCCGCTACCACCTGCCCTGGTCACGAAGAGGAGACCGATGAATCTCAGCGAACTGAAAAAACGTGCAAGCAACGGTGATGTGCTGCTGGTCAAGTCCGATTCGGCCATCGGCAAGCTAATCCGGGTTTTTACAGGGGAGAGCTACAGCCATGTGGCCGTGTTGATCTGGGTTCCCGGCGCACGCGGCAATGATCTCATGATCTATGAGTTTGTCGAGGGCGTCGGACATCAGACCCTGTCTCTCGATGCCTGGCTTAAAGACAGGGATGGCCAGATCCTGTCTTTTGGTGTCGCCCCGGATCCTGTCCCGGCATCACCCGTCAAGGTGCGGGCCGCTGCCGAGTATTACAAGACCGCGTCGCTGCTGCAGCGGTCTTACGGGTATCTCAGCCTGGTCAAGGTTTGGCTCAGTCAGCTGATCCAGTGCCGCATACCGGTACGGCAAAAGGTCTGCAGCACATTTACGCAAGAGGTCTGGCGCTGCTCCGGCTATGACGGCATCACGCGCACGGCCGACCCCGGCGATATCGCCGAACACTGTCAAACTCTTTACCCCATCTGGAGGTGATCATGAACATGGAACGTCTTGCTTTTCCCCTCGGGCTCGTCCTGGTGCTCCTCGCCGCCGCCATGCTGGTCGGCTGCTGCACCACGAATCCCGGAGAAGATCCTATCGGCGCGGCCTTTAACCGCAACGAGTCGATCATCCGCCTCGCGGTCAATGTTGGCGTCGGGCAGGTGCTTACCGCTCATCCGGAGTGGGCCGCTCCCGCTGCCGAGATCGCCGATGCCGTCGCAGTGGAGCTGGAGTCCGAAGGGCTGGTCAGTCTCGACAGGTTACAGACCGAGGTGACGGGCCGGATCCATTGGGACAGGCTCGACGCGGCGGAGCAGAGTTTGATCTTGTCCGTGGTCGATTCTGCCGCCGATGCCATAGCCAGGCGGTTGGATGATTCCGGCATCGTCGATCCGAGCGAACGCAAGGTTCGCGTTGCCAAGATATTGCACTGGATCGCCGAAGCTGCCCGCGCACGCTCCGGCACTCAGGTCTTATCTCTAGGCGACCGGCACTTCATTTGGAGGTGCTGACATGGCCAAAATCGAGGTAAAGGCCAAGATAACGGCAGGGGTGCATCCCAAGCACGGCCCCATCATAAATGGCCGGACCTACACAATCGAAGAGCACGAGTATGCCGATCAGCTTTTCGAGCGTCCTTCGCCTGAGTGGCTTGCTCCCTGGGAGCGCGAAAAGCCTAAACCGAAAACGGTCTCCGCCAAGACCGACAAGAAAGGAGAATAAGCCATGCCCGGAGTTGCAGGCGTTGAGATGAAGTATGCCCTGGTCAAGGGCACGGAGTGGGGCACGGCTGTTGCGGCAGGGGCCAACAACGGCATTTTGCTGCTGCCGACCGGGGTCAAGTCCGGCGATGCCGCGCTCGATATCGACGACAGCCAGGGGCTGTTCTTTTCGCAGGACGGTGCGCCCGGTGTGGTAAAGGTCGATGGCGACGCGCCCGGATATCTGCGCTACGACGGCTGTGATCTGCTGCTGGCCCTGTTCATGGGCGTGGCCGGCGCTCCTTCGCTGCATGACGGCGGCGCGGCCAGTTACGATTTCGTCTATGATCTCGCGGATAACATCGACGGTCTGTTTGCCACCTTTGTGCGCCACTGGAAAAACTACGTCGAAGAGATCCGCTCTCTCAAGATCGTCGGTCTCACCATCAAGGGCGAGCGCGGCAAGCCGTTGCAGCTCATTGCCGATTGTATTGGGGATCTCGCCGTCCAGGACGGGGTTAACAACTCCACCACATTCAACAACGTGACCATTGCCGAGGCAAAGAACCGGATCCACTTTGCCCAGGGCGTGTTCCGCATGAACGACCAGGGCGGCGCGGCTCTCGGCAGCGGTGATGTGATCTATCCCTCGAGCTTCGAGCTGAGCGCCTCGCGCAAACTGGCCGGGCAGTACACCGGCGAATTCACCAGCGGCGGCACCAATCCCCGCGACGTGATTGACGAACCGACCAATGACGGTATGCCGGAGATATCGCTCAAGCTGCAGTTCCCGAGGCATGCCGGCAAAACGCGGTTGACCGACCTGGGCAACGACACCCGGAAAAAATGCGATATCACCTTTACCGGCCCAATCATCGAGGGTGCGATTCCGCGCCTTTTTAAGATCGAGTTGCCGCATCTGCAATTCAAGAGCGTCGATATCGTCGACGAAGCAGGCATCATCAAGGAGCCTGCTGAGTTCGTCTGTCACGGAGCCAGCACGGCTCCGACAGGCATGACCGGCATCACCAAGCCGTTCCGCATCAGCGGCACAAACCAGCGGTCTACCGATCCGCTCGCCTAAGCCGACGGATGCCATGGGGCCGGGCCCGGCCCCGATTTTTAATCCACAACGTGAGGATGCAATGGATATTTCCCGACTCAAAAAAAAGGATCTCAAGGTCTGGCTTCCCCTGTTCGACGATGTTGACGTGCTGTGTCGGCACATCCCCCAGGGGGAGTTTGACGCCATCAAGGCCGCAGCCACCTCCGTCCGGTTTGACCCGCGCACGCACCAGCGCGTGGAAAAGCTCGATGACAGACGTTTTCGCGCCGATCTTGCCACGGCGGTTGTCGAGGAATGGCGAGGCCTCAAGGACGGGGATTCGGATTTTCCCTGCACGCCTGAGAATATCGAATTCATGATGCAGGAATGCACGGAGTTTCGACTGCTGGTCCTGGACGCGCCGTGCAGCCTCGACAAGATGCTGTCGGCCGAAAAGGCTGAACTGGAAAAAAACTCCGAGACCACCTCCGCGCCCGGGCCGACTTCCCCGGCGTAAGCTGCGAGGCCTGCGCCGAAGCGCGCGAGGTGGACGGGCTGACGCCCGAGTGTGAGACGGATGTGGGCTGCCCCGTGCCGCCGCTGCCGGGCGGAGCGGTCCGTATCATGGAGATCCGCAGTCTGTTGGTCAGACTGCAGGGTGCTGTAGATCCCGGCACGATCTGCCGGATTTGCGAAGTGGACAGGGACGATCTCGAACTGCTCGCGATTGTCGAGGAAGAGCTCAAAGCCAACACACCGCAAACCGATCAGGAGTAGCGCATGGCCAAGGACATCAGCGTCATCATAGGTGGAAACGTCAAGCGAGCCGAAGCCGCCATGCGACAAATGCAGCGTACTGGATCGGACGTGGCGCATGTCCTTGAGCGCGATTTTGCCCAGCTCGGCACCAAGAGCAGCCTGGCCTTTGACCGCAAGCGCGAAGCCGCTACGGCTGCCTATGAGCGTATCAAGAGCAGCAGCCTGACAACCGCCGATGAGATCGAGCGTGCAGAACGCGCCCTGGCCGGCAAGCTGGAAGCGATCGACACCGAACAGTTCGGGCGGCGCGAGTCGCTGCTGCAAAAGTTCAAGTCTCAATGGCTGGGCGTGACGGCCGCCGTCGGCGCGGCTGTCGCGGCCATGTATCAGGGCTTTCGAGAGGCCGAGAATGCAGCCATGGGGCTGCAGAAGCGGCAGGCTTTTGCCAATTTGTCTTTGTCCAAAGGATTGAACTCTGACCAGTTGCTTGCGGATCTGAAAAAGATATCTGCCGGCACCATATCCACTCAGGAGCTGATCGAAAAGGCGGGCACCTCCATGTTGCTCGGCATCGAGGGTGAGTATCTTCCCAAGCTCATGGAGATAGCTCGGGCTTCAAGCCGCGTTACCGGACAGACGATCACGAAGAGCTTCGAGGATCTCTCCCTCGCCGTCGGCCGGCAGAGCAAGCAGATCCTCGACAACCTCGGCATCATGCTCGATGTCGAGGGAGCCAATGAGGCTTATGCTGCAAGCCTCGGTATAACGGCGGACAAATTGACGGACGCAGACCGCAAGCAGGCGTTTCTCAACGCCACCATGGCCGCCGGCCAGGAAATCATCGACGATGTTGGTATGTCCAGCGTGACGGCTGCGGAACGTCTGCAGCGAATGCAGGCCACCATGACCAATCTTCGCGAGACAGGCGGGCGGGCACTGCTTGCTTTTGGAACAGCTGTTTTGGGCATATTCCAGGGTGTGGCGTCTGCCATTACGTTTGCCTATGGGGCCATCACGAAATATATCGCGAGCGTTGCCGAGCTTGCCGCTAAAGTTCCCATACTCGGTCGGGCCGTGCGTCCGATTGCAGAAGAGATTCGTATGATGTCAGATGCCTCGCTTGCCACTGCAGACAATCTGGCCGACGATGGCCGCGATTCTCTCGCCACGGCCTGGGACGTGATCAGCGGCAAGGCAGGAGAGGCTACCTCCGCCATGGCGGCCGCTACGGCCGCCGGGGAGGATGCGGCCAACAGCGCAGAGGAACAGGCCAAAGCCGTTGACTCGGCCAGCTCGGCGATATCGCGCTACAGCTCGTTGATCAAGGATCTCGGCAAGGAACAACTCAAGGTCGCCGAAAGCGGTTACGGCAGGGATCTGGATCGGCAGGCCGAGTATTTCGAGCGAACGGGAAGGGTGGCAAGCAACCTGGCCCAGCCTCTGCGGCAATACTTGTCCGTGCTCGATCAGATTTATGCAACTCAGGCCGGCGCACAGAAAGAGATCGGCACGGTCCTCGATGGGGTGAAGGTCAAGCAGGCGGATCTGGCACAGCAGCAGGTCAATATCGCCGAGACGGAAAAGACCTGGGCGCAGGCGCGCCTTGGCGCATGGCAGAGCTATTACGACAAGCTTCAGGCCATGCATGAGACGGCCTTGGAGACCATGAAGAAAAAGCAGGATGAGCTGCTCGCAGTCAAGAAATTCGGCTCCGATCTTGGTGCTGAGTTATCCGACAAATACGCGCCTGCCGAACAACTCAGCGCCTATGAGCAGTATTTTCAGCAGTTGGAAAGCATCGACCAGGCCCAGGCACAGGCCATGCAGCTGACCGGGCAGAAGCGCATCGATGCCCTACAGGAGGCGATGAACAAGCTCAAGCAGCTGCCCAACGAAGTGCGCGACGGCGACCAGGTTATCATCAGCAGCCTCGAGATATACGACCAGGCGCAGCAACGTTTCGAAGCCATGCAGGCCGCCTCCGAAGCCGCCAAGAAGGCCGAAGTCGATCAGGCCAAACAATCAGCCGCCAACCTGGCCGCAGAGATGGCCACGGCCCAGACTGCCATGGATGAGCTGCAACAGCGCGTGATCGCACTCGATGCACGGATCCTCGCCCTGTCAAAAACAGTCGTACTCTCGGCAGACGACCAGGCAACCGGCAAGATTGACGCAGTTCAGGCGGCCCTCAATAAGCTGCAGGACAAGGAAATCACCATCACCGTGGATTACGTCAGCAACGTACCTGGCAACGTACCTGGGTCTGTCGGTCTTTCAAGTAAGGCTTCCGCATCAACATCTGGTGCAAGTTCAGGCGGTACGAATTCTGCCGGGTTTAAAGTTATGTCCATAGCGGACATAAACAAAGGGCCAGGCCTTGCCATAGGCACAGCCTATATTCCGCGCACAGGTCTCTACCAGCTTCATCGCGGAGAGGAGGTGCTTACGCGCAATAACGCGGGGAAGGGCGGGAACACGACAATTCACCTCGGCGGGATCTCCATCTCGGTTGAGGGAACCAATAAATCGGGCGCGCAGATCGGCAACGAGATAGGGGAGTCTGCCGCTCGTGCTCTGTATCGCAAGTTCAAGGAATACGACCGCCGCAAGGTCGGCTAATGGAAAGGGGATTCCATGGGATTCGAGGTCAAAAACCAGCCCACTAAAAACCTGCGCTATCACGGTCCGCTGCATATCCTGTCCGATGTAACGCCTTTGGCTGCGTCCGCATCCTCGACCAGCGACTGGGTACGCGGCGACAATCTGAGCAAACTTCTCGGTGCTGCGTATAGTGATCAAGCTGGCACGCTCAAGATCCAGTTCAGCGCCGACGGAACCAACGTCGATCACGAGGAGACGATCACCGTAGCGGCAGGGCAGGCCACCGGTGGCTTCGTTGTCGATGTGATCCTGCCGTTTTTCCGTCTGGTCTACGCCAATGGCGCAACATTACAGACGGTGTTCCGCTGCAACCTGTTCGGACGCGGGGTGAGCTGATGAAGCTTTTCGGCGGCAGTAAAGACGCGATCCACCTGGGGAGTCCTGTAGGGTTGTCTCTGCGCTATCTGGCCGAGGCGTCACCAGCGGTGGCGATGCAGGTACGGGATTTCGCCACGGGTAATCTTTTTTTGACCGCTGACACCATCGGCGGTCACGAACGGCTAACGACCTCCGCAGGGCGGCCGTTTGCTATCCAACGGGAGGTATGACATGTCTTATTATCAATCTCAATACACCGGCGCGCAAATTGACGCCGCCGTCGGGTCGCTCATTGGCGTGCTCAATTCCATCGGCACGGCAGGCTCGGCCGGGTTCGGTGTCGGCGTAGCTCCGCCCGAGGCACTCCCTGATGGGATGACGCCGCTCTACGGTTACACCGACCCGACGCACGCCAACTACGGCAACTACAAATACGCCGACGGGTCCATCATGGTCTGGGTGCCAAAATTTTATTATCGCATCGCCCACGCCAGCAACCCCACCTACGGCGCCCACGGGGTCAACAGCATCGACGTCGAAGGCGTTAAGACATACACCACCCGCGCCGCCGCCGAGGCTGCAGGCTACGCCCTGCACCGAGCCTTCATCGATGGCGGCGTGGAGCAAGCCGGCTTTTTCATCGATAAATTTATGTGCAGCAAAAACGCTCTGGGTTCCGGGTACGTTGCGTCGTCCATAGCCGGTGGTCTGCCAATATCGACGCACTCTGACCACAACCCCATCGCCGACCTGACGGCGTGTGGCAGCAACGCGTATTTTGAGGCACTCAACGCCTGTCGCGCCCGCGACGGGGTGGATGGCGCGGTTAACGCAGACAGTATTTTCCACTGCGCCAGCCGTTTTCAATGGGCTGCGCTGGCCCTGCTGTCTCTTGCGCATGGCCAGGCCGCTACATCGACAACATATTGTGCATGGTACGACGCATCCGGCGCGGAGAACTATCCAAAGGGCTGCAATAATAACGCCCTGGGAGACGCCAATGATGCCACCGTCAGCTATCAATCTGACGGGTACAGCAACTGCGGCAAAACCGGATCCGGAGTGCCGTTTGCAAAGACCACGCACAACGGCCAGGCCTGCGGTGTCGCCGACGTCAATGGCCTGATGTACGAGATCCAGATCGGCCTGACATGTATCGCGACCAGCAAATCGATCAGCGCTGCCAGCCAGGCCAATCCGTGCCAGATTGAGGTTGTCGGGCATGGGTTGGTTACGGGGCAGCAGGCCCTTGTGACCAGCATCGACGGCATGACCGAGCTGAACGACAGGATATTTACGGTCACTGTGGTTGATGCCGACAATATCACCCTCGATGGTGTGGACAGCACCGGCTACGCAGCCTATACCAGCGGTGGATCGCTGACCTACGGCACGTTTTACGCGGCCAAGGAAGCGACCGCAATGCGCGATTTCACCTCCGGGAACTCAGCAGCCACCGACCACTGGGGCGCTACCGGAGCCGCCGCCATGATGGATGCGCTGCCACTGGTCTTAGCTGACGGTGCCATCTCGATGAAAATGGGCGACGGAGCCAATCAGGTTTTGGCTGAGGATGTATCCGGAGATAGCTGGCGTCGCACCTGCCTTGGGCTCCCGCTTACGGATGGACAGTCGACATCGGGCACAAACCTTTTCGGTACGGACTATTTTTACCGCTATATCCGCAACGAACTGTGCCCGATCGCGTCGTGCAGCTGGACCAACGGCTCGAATGCGGGCGTTTGGGGCTTGACCCTGCGCAACTCCCGGGCGAACTCCTACTACGGCGTGGGGCTCCGGGCCGCCTGTTACCCTGGGGCCTGAGCGGTAGCGAAGGGCTTTTAAGATGAGCAATATACATGCAGCAGCTCAGCTGGTGCGCAAGCTGGTTATTTTTATTCAGCGCTTGAACGGCTATCTCAACCATTTTCCGAAATCGGAGAAATACGCCCTGGCGAATCGCATTCGGAATACCGCCTATGAGGTGTTCGATCTGGTGGTCGAGGGCGAAAAGCGTTACACGAAAAAGACCACGCTATCCAGTCTCGACATAGCCCACGAACGCTTGCGCATGCAATTGTTCCTCGCGTTTGAGCTCGGCTATTTCCGGTATCGCGATGGCCGCAAGGATGAACATCCGGAAAAATTGGAGCAGAAGCGTTACACCCACATCGGCGACCTGTGTGATGAACTCGGCCGCATGATCGGCGGATGGATAGTCAAAATGAAGGAAATGCACAGATGGTAAAATGGGCGGTGCCTCTACATGTGCCCGATCGCGTCGTACAACTGGAACAACGGCTCGAATGCGGGCGTTTGGGGCTTGAACCTGAACAACAACCGGACGAACTCCAACAACAACGTGGGGCTCCGGGCCGACTCTCTTCTCTACCTCAAGGCACAGCAAGTGCGCAGTGGATACGACAGGGATGTACCGTCCAGCGTCACGCGAAATCGATGACCCGCCTCCTTTTGGTAAGCCCGCAGGGCCGAAGACCGGAGGCGCCCGTATGAAGCGCTATGGCCAGCTGTTTGATAAGGTTTTCACGCGAGACAACCTGTATCAGGCCTATCTCGACGCGCGCAAGCGCAAGCGCAACCGACGATCCACCTTTGAGTTTGAAACCAATCTTGGCGGGAACCTGGCGGCCCTTTACGATGAAATCCACTCCGGGTTTTATCGACCACGGCCGTATTGGCAGTTTTGGGTGCAGAAGCCGAAGCCTCGACTGATATCCGCTCCGGCATTCCGCGATCGTGTAGCGCAGCACGCCATCTATCGGATGATAGGACCTATTTTTGAACGTATCTTTGCCCCTGAGTCCTTTGCCTGCCGCATCGGATACGGGACACATCGAGCGAGCCTGCATGTCCAGGATGCATTGCGTAGATGCGATCCAGAAACTTATGTCCTCAAGCTGGACATCCGAAAGTTTTTCTACCGGATCAATCGCCGCATTTTGCGCGTGCTGGTCGAGCGAAAAATCAAAGACGAACGCCTGCTTAACGTCATGATGATGTACGCAGAGCAGGATGGGCCTCTGGGGATCCCCATAGGCAACCTACTCAGTCAGCTCTATGCCTTGATCTACCTCAACCCGCTTGACCATTACATCAAGCGCGATCTAAAAATCAGACACTACGCACGCTATGTGGACGACCTGGTGCTGATAGGTCTCGCTCGAGATGCGGCCGTGGCGATCAGGCAGCGCATCAAAGAGTTTATCGCCGACAACCTCAACCTTGAATTCTCAAAAACTACCATTGCGCGTACGTGTCGCGGCGTCAACTTCGTAGGCTGGCGAACTTGGGCCGATCGTCGCTTGTTGCGCAAGCACAGTCTTTATCGATTCCGCCGAGCCTTAAAGCGGGGCGATGTAGATACCGTTGTGTCTATACTCGGACACGCAAAAGGCACGGCCAGCATGCCGCACTTGGCAAAAACCATCAGGGAGAGTGATAATGGCAAAAATCTACCGCTATCGAAAAGAGTCCGACGACTATACAACTTATAATGCCCAAGGAAGCGATGTCGTAGAGCTGTGCACGCTGGATGACGGCTACACCTATGTGAGCGGTCCAGATGATTTGCCGCCGCAGCCGAATCAGATCACTGTCGAACCGGTGACGATAACCACGGAGTTGCGCGAGCAGATCAAAGCATCGAGTCCGCACTGTCGCCTGATTAATCAGCGCATGCAGGAACAGATTCGGGACAAATACAGCGCCGAGGATGAGATGTATCTGACGCGTATCGCGGTTGGAATGTTGCAGGGGTCCTATGTGTTTGAGCCTGGTGAATCGGACCTGGTTACTGAGTATCAAACCTTTGTAGAAGACGTGCGCGCCTGGGGCCGCGTCGAGCGAGCTAAGATTGGCCTATAGGGAGGGAACAAAAATGTGGACCATCGACATGAATCGCTGCTCCGCCTGCAGCAAAAAAGACATCTGTCCCGATCGCAAAATGTTATTGAAAACCCTCTCGCCTCTATTGGCCGAGCGCAATGCCAACGATGAGGCCGAAACGGCTGGCGGGGACGGCGTGATCATCGTCAGCTGCCGGGCCTCCTCTTAGGGTTGTCTCATGGCCTTGTCTCTCATTTGCGGCGATGCGTCCGTCACGTTATCGCGGTATCCGGTTCGCACGGCACGCAGTCTGGAGGTGGTGCAGTCCGTCCCCGCCAGCGTCGCCGGGGTGCGTTTCGGTGGCGCGGCGATCGCCGATGAGCGGACATGGCCGCTGCGCTGGGAGGGGATGAGCACCGCCGACCTGGAGGCGCTGTTGAATTTCGTCCGCGACGATCTGCAGTTTATGGCCGAAGCCTTTGTCTTAGGTGAGCCCATGCGCCTCTATGAGGGCGTTGGATTACAGTCCGATGACGGTGCCGGGGGGCAGGAGGATTTCATCCCCGCAGGAGGTGAGGTGGTGAGATTGGCATCTCCGGAAATCACCTACGCCGAGACCGCTCCCGGGCGTTACGTCGTAACGCTGACGGTGATGGAGGGTTGATCCCATGCAGTTGATTTATGGCAGCCACACCGTCACCCTAACCGGCGCGCCCTTGCGGCGTGCAGGCGATAACTCCCTCGACCTGCGCCAGGCCCGCGAGCGCGACTCCTCCGGCGCGGCCTATGTGTATGCCGCCAATGTGGTTGCCGTCGGCACGTACCCGGTGACCGTCGCCGTAAGCAATGCCGAGCTCGACGAGCTGCTGAACTTTGTCTCCGATACGGCCCAGGGCGTTCGGCGCGCCTTCACATGGGTCGATCAGGACGATGTCCAGCGCCGCGTAAAACTGGCTGAGCCGCGCATGCAGAGCCGGCGGACCGGCCCCGATCGTCATCTGGTCAGCTTCATCCTCGAGGACGCCTGATGAAAACCTTCCCTGTCGAGTTTGCCTCCCAGAAAAACAAAAAAACCGGCATCGCTCCGGTCTGGATCCTCAAGCTTACCGCTGGCGGCGAGGACTATTACCTGTCCGGCGATATCGTCTATCTGCCGGAGTGGAACGGCGATGTCACCACGTTGCCGTGGGTATCGAGTTGGGGTGAGGTTCGCGAGGGCATTTCCGGCACGCTGGGCGAGATCCGTATGTCAGATTTTAACGTGGAGCTGCTGATCGACCCGGACGCCTCGCCCAACGCGGAGGATATCGCCACCCAGTACGAGCTGGAGGCCTCGCCGGCATCCCTCTATCTGTGGTTCGCCGACCTCGACCCCGCGACAGGTCCGCCGCAGGAGATCCTGCGCGGTTACGTGCGTGATATCGCGTTGCCCGACGATGCCACGGTACGTCTGACCATAGAAGACGAAAGCAGCCGGCTGGAAAAATACATCGGCACCAAGGTCGACCGGACGACTTATCCTAATGCCGACCAGGACGATGTCGGCAAGGTGTTGCCCATCGTCTATGGATCGGTCAGCAAACTGTCTGCGCGTGCCGTCGATGCCGGTGTCAAGACGTCCCTGCCTGCGTCCATATCCGAAACGGCAACGGAGTTTAACGTCTCGGACGCGACCGGCCTGGCGGTCGATATGGTGCTGCAGGTCGACGATGAGCGCATAACAATCACGGGCATCGTCGACGATACCCTGCAGGTTTCGCGCGGATCCGAATCGACCGGCGCCGCATCCCACCTCAAGGGGGCCGTGGTGTGGCAGGTCAAGTCGGTTTTTGCCTATGTGGTGGCCTCGCATCCAGTGGATAGCATGCCGAAGGTTTATGCGCGCCTTGGTGATGCCGAAGTCGATGTGACGGCAGCGGCCACGTGTTACACAGGGCAGACCGGTGATGAGCATCCCTCTTATCCGGGCATGGCTGTCGTGACCATACCAGGGTACATCACCGTGCAGCAGGCTGTGCAGATGTGGGTCGATGATGGGATAACCATCGAGGACACAGTGTCCATACTCAACGATCTGGATATCTTTTCCGATCTTGGTGTAAGCGACACCATCACCATCGATAATCTGCTGTCCATCGCATCAACGCTCGGTATCAGCGATACCTTGACCATCAATGACGGCATCGGCATTGATGACCTGATCACTATTCTTGATGGCATCGGCATCGATGATCTGATCGCGTTGTCCGACACCCTCGCCCTCAGCGAGGACATCACCGTGGCCGATGAGGGGCATGAGCATGAGGCAGAGACCTCGACCGTGAACGTGCAGCCGGACTCCATCGAGGGGGCATCGGGTTTGTTCTGGGTGGTACCCAAGGGCAACGCGATCGATGACGATACAAACACGGCCGCAATTTTGAACAACCGGTCATCTTATGGGGATGCGACAGTAACGCGGTTGGCAAATTACTCCGGAAGCGGCACGACGGTCAGCTATCGCTGGGCCATCATGTACGGCGACAGCACATACTCAAAGGGCCTCAAGGTCGATGGTACCTATACTTTGCCGGACTCGACCTCGAAAACGGTCTGGTACAGCTCATGGAAGGCCTTGTCATCCTGGAATACCATCGACGGCAAGAGTATCGATTTTGGCGCTATTGGCGGGCAGGCCCGCGTCTGGGAGGTATGGCTCGAGGTAAAATATTACGCCTCCGGAGTCGGTGTCGGCTTTGCCCAGGCGAATATATCCAAGACCGGGACGGTCGATCTCACCGGTACCGTCAGCAAGAGCGGTACCGTCAGCAAAACCGGGACGGTAAGCAAGTCAGGAACGGTAAGCAAGACGGGAACGGTTGACCGAAGCGGATCCGTTGCCTTGAGCGGTGATGTGGATCTGAGCGGTACGGTCGAAAAATCCGGAACGGTCGCATTGACGGGCGATGTCAGCCTCAGCGGATCGGTGACCAAAACAGGCTCGGTCGTAAAAACCGGCACGGCAACCCTTGCCGGTAACTCGGTTGCCAATACCCTGGTGGGCGATACGGTAATGGTGGATGTGGTACGCAACGGCTACACTCCCGGAGCCGTGGTCGAGGACATCCTTTCGACTTATTGTGGAGTAGCATCATTCGAGCAGCAGGGCAGCTTGCCGGCGTCCTACCGCATCGATGGAGCGATTACCGAATACCGCAGAGCTATCGACTGGCTCAACGATATCGCGCTACAGTCTCGCTGTTATTTCCGCATGCATCTGGGAACAGGGCTGTTGATCGCCCGTCCGGACTATCTGAGTAGCGTCAAAACCATTCCGGCCTGCCGCATCAGTGACGGCCGCAAAGCCTACAGTCGCACCAAGGTCAGCTACAGCGACGTGCTCAACGTAATCAATCTCCTTTACGACCGAGACTGGACCCAGCCGAAAGGGGACGGTGCCTACAAGGCGTCAACCTCAGACTCGGACGCAACTTCCATAGCAGCATATGGCGAGCAAGAAAGGCCGGATCTGTTTATGATGGATTTCGTCCGGGATGCAGATATGGCAAACTCGCTGCGAGATTTTTACCTGACGCAGTACGCCACCAGGCGATGGCAGCATGCACCAGAGGTCTTTCTCGATCACTGCGAGCTCGAATTCGCCGATGCCGTGACGCTCGGTTTTTCCGGCAATGTGGTAGGGGAGATCCAGGAAGTGCGGTTCTCCCCGGGCAGTACAGAGCGAATGGATGTTATCGGTTTGGTGCTGCTGGCTTGACCTTCGTTTCCATTTTTACACGGAAATTTTCGCGAAAACGTTACTCGTTTCCATTTTCGTTTCATATTTTCTGCAAAATAGGCCAATTTTGAGCTATCTCAAACAATCAATGGATGTTTTAAGTGTTTAAAACCATTGGAAAAACAGGCATCTTTCAGGCTGGTACACGGTCTTCACACGGCAGGGGCCACTGGTTCGATCCCAGTAACGCCCACCAGAAATAATGACGGGTTTTCAATAGTTTACATTGGAAACCCGTTTCCATTTTTTGCTGATTCCTTTCATTGATTTTGCCCTTCGTTTCCATTTCGTTTCCACTTTAGTCATTAAAAAAGACCCCGGAAGGGGCCTTAGTCTTTTTTCTGGGCTTTGTCGAGGGTCTTTCGCAGGTGTCCGCTGGACAGGTGTGTGTATCGTCGCATCATGCGGATGTCCTTGTGTCGCATCAGGATGCTGGCAGTGACGTTGTCGATGCCGCTTTCCACCAGGCGGGATCCGAAAAGGTGCCTTAGATCGTGAACTGAGCGCATGGGCAGGCCTAGTTTTTTAATGGCACGCCGTAGGGTGTTCTTGGGGTTTTTGTAGGGTTCTCCGGTGACGGGGTTGATGAAGACCCAAGTATCCGAGAGCTTTCTGTGGTGCAGATCTTTGAGGATCGCCAGGGCTTTTTTGCCCAGGAAGACCGGTTGGAGCTCCACCTCACCGTGCCGGTTTTTGCCGGAGGATACCCAGGCGACCTTCTCTTGCCAGTCGATATCGTCCCAGGTGAGGTTCAGGGCCTCTGACATGCGGCAGCCGGTATAGGCTACAAATTTGTAGTAGGGCAGTGACGATGCCGGCAGGGCTTCCCAGAGGGCTTCCTCCTGCTTGACGCTGATCGGGCGCATGGCAGCTGTTTTTTTGCCTGGGATCTTGATTTCCTCGAAGGGGAAATGATGCACCATTTTGTTTGTGCGGGCATATTTCCATACGCGCTTGATAAGCCCTACCTCTTTTTCGATTGTGCCGGCAGCGGCCTTTTTCTTGCGCCTGGCGTTGACGTAGGACTGGATCTCGCGCTGGGAAATGTTCTCGAGAGTGCGGGTTTTGAAATGTTCGAGAACGTGTTGAAACGAATGCCCATCGCGGCGGCCGCCGTCGGCGTTGTGGATGCTCTTCGTTTCCATGTATTCCTGGCAGATGGAAACGAGGGTGCGGCGCTGAGGACGGCTCTTGCCTTTGCTGGCCTCTCCAATCCTTATGGCCAACTCGCGTTCGGCTACCCGCTTACTTGTGGTGTCGAGATCCTCGATGCGGCGTTTTGCATCTCCATCGCGGTAGTCGACGGAATATTCACTGCGCTCGATAAGCTCCGCGCCGCATTTGCATGTGCCTGGGGTGCGGTACCAGCGGCGGCATTTAGGGGAGGGGCATGCCCATTTGTGAAATATTTTCGCCATGATTTTAGTCGTGTTTTGGGACCGAAAGTGTCCCTTGTAACATAACCGGCAATTCGGTTTGGATGTTTAGCGTTTCGGAATAGTTCTAAAGCTGTCCAATCGTATCGTAGAGGAAGTTGACGCTCTGGATATCCCAACGATTGATGAAAAGGTCTTTTTCTGCAGGGAGCGGGACCTTGTCCGTCATGGTCATACTTTGCCACGGTCCCAACCTGGAGGTCATGACGAAGGAATCGACCTCGTGGTCCAGGGCGTCGGTTCCCACGACGCGGACATGCACCTGGCCGGCAACGCCGCAGCTGTTGCGGACGTCGAGCAGGAATTGGTAGATAACGGTTTCAAATCTCGTTTGAACTCTTTCGCTGAACAGCCAACTGGTTTTAATGCATCCGGCAGATTCTTGTATGAGCGGCGAGGCGGCCAGGACGGATCCTGTCCATAAGATCATAGCAAGCAGCGCTGCAATGCCTTTCATTTCACTCCCCCTTTTTAGTGGAACTTCAAATCGAGAAGGCCCCATTGGCCACCCTGTCTTTCTATGCGGCACGTGAAGCGCTCACGAACGGTAGCGCCGAAGCTGTTTTGCGCGTCCACATATCCTCTCACTTCCCACGTTAACGTATCTCCAGCCGGGCTATTTCGTTTAACGAGAAAATGGTCTGTCGAAGGGAATTTAGCAGTTGCTGGAGATTTTAAGCGATATTTAACGTACACCTGGGCCATTATGGCGGCATCTTTATCTGTAATGGGCCTCGGCTTGTTGGCGTCTTTGTTTAGCTTCACGCACATAGAGGCCATCAGTACAAACCACAAAAGGACCAATGCTGCTTTAACACCAGGCGATAGCCCTCTCGCCCTCATTACGTCGGCGTGTGGCGAGTTCTCCTCCATATCACCCTCCGCTTATGTTTTGCCCTGCATCAGATCCAAGCAATCTCCGAATTATTCGTCTGATACGTGCTCGGTTTGACGGGTGAAGTTTGCGTAGATCAACTATTGTCTCAGCTTCCTCCGGTGTTACCGGTAGTGACAAAGTCCGCATAAAACCCTCCATTATGTAAAACATAAGTCATGGAGGATTTTTAACCGTAAAGGCAAAAAAATATAGTCTTTTTAATAATTTATCTAGCTGTTATTCTGGTGGATTTTTGCCTCTGCAGAGACTCAGCCACAGTGCGCGGATGTTGTCGTATTCGTCGAACCTGGCGTCTTCCGGGAGGTCGCGCAGGAGTTCGATGATCTCGGCCTCAGTGGTGGTCAGGGTCATCGGCTCAGCAGACCCGTCGCGGTCTTGTCGTTCGGCGATCACGGCCTTGGCCAGGTCTTGATCAAGGGTTTCAATCCCTTTTATATCTTTGCTAGGCTCCATGTGTCCTGATCCAGTCAGGAGCCATCCGGCGTCTGCCCCAAGAATATTTGCAATGCTATTAACGAGTTCCGTTGTTGGATTGTTCCTTCCTTTTTCAACGTGCGATAAAAAACCCTGCGAAATCGATAGCTTTTCAGCCATTTCCCCTTGGGTAAGCCCGCGTTTTTTTCGAGCTTCTTTTATTCTCTCGCCAATAATTTTAGCCATAGTAATAATTTTCTATTGACAAATAATAGCCTGGCTATTATTGTTCACATACGCACGTTATGAAAAACAGTGCTGCTCTAAAAACGAAAGCGTTTAGTAATACGGAACTGAATATTTTTGGACCCAGCCCAGGCCGCAGGTGCGGCGCAAGCGGGGTGGACTTTGATCCGTGCCGATCTGTAGGGCAGGACATGTCCAAGGTTTCCGATATAGGAAACCACACAAGTGAACCGAAAACTGCTCTCTTTGTGAAGCAGTGGACGCACAAAAAACCTTATCTCTCAAGGGCTTGTCTGGCCAGTTAGAGAAATAAGAAAAATTCTAAACGTTCGCATGTGAACATTAGCAACAATGAAGGGTTTTGGCAAATGGAAAATCCCTACGACAAGCGCGCAACCATCGAGAACGTCCGCGAAAAGTACGGGTCGGTAAAGGCTTTTTGCCAGGCTGCCGAGATCAGCCGGCGGAGCTTTTACCGGACGCTGGACGAAGGGTGGGGGCTGCGCCGTCGCGTTTCTGGTGCGCGTTCTGCGATCGAGCGGCTCCGGTCGGAAGGTCTGCTGGTGGAGGCCGCCGAGTCGAGCGTACAGGGTAGGGAAAGTTCCGTCAATTAGCGTGATTGGAGAATCCTAACTATGCCGCGATTTACGTATTACCAGCCGGGGGAAACGATCCAGGCCGCCAAGAAGCGGCTGGAGATCTGTCGTGCAGCCATGCTTTGCGAGTCGATCGAGAAGTCTCTGCAGCTGTGGGCTCAGAATCACTCCTATACGATTCGACTGCAGGCTGAGGCTCTTGGTTTGCCTGAGTCAACGCTGGCGAACAGCATGAATCCGGATATTCCGAAATGCAATTATCAGCTGCGCCGCTTGATTGATCACATGTGGCTGCTGGGCGATTTGAGCTTTTTGGATGATCTGGAGTTTGCGGTGGGCGGGTGGCTTTTCCAATTCCGCAACCCGATGCGCCTCCGGAGGATCTGAACAAGGAGTTTGCGAATTATATCCGGGAGTTTTCGGATGTTGTCGAGGCGCACGGCAAGGCGATCTTTGACCGCCGCATCAAGCGTGGCGAGGTTGAGGAGTTGCGGCGGGAGGTCAAGGAGTTGGTGCGGCAGGCGCTGACTTATCTGGCGGCCATTGAAAAGGCTGAGGAGGTGCTCTGATGGCTACGGATGCAGGACTGCGTGAGCGTCTTTCTCCTCTTGATGCGGCGGCTCTCAAGGCGCGAATGATGGATTATCCGCATTGGACTGCGGATGAGACTGCCGTGTATCTGGGTGTTTCGCGGCAGCGGATCAATGAGCTGGTTCACGAGCGGAAGCTGCGGCGGTTGAAAATCAGCAAAGGAGGCGTTTTCAGCCGTGACCAGGTGTTGGAGTTTTTGGAGAGCGTTGGCTGAGATCCGCAGAAACCATGAAGAGGGAGGCGTCATGTCTTTGATTCAACGTTTCATTGAGAGGCGGAAGGTGCGCAGGAGATTGCAGGAGGTCATACGGCAGGCTATTGAGGAGCGTCAGGATTGCGAGTTGTGCGGTCGGCGTCTGTATGGCCCTGGTGTTCGTGCTGTGGAGTTGGGGCCTTCCGGACTCAGGGACATCGTTATCTGTATATCCTGCGCGAAAGATCCGGTAACGAGTATCTTCACGGCGGCTGCCGAAAGGCAGCTTGCGCCTCAGCACCCGGTCGGCTCGGCCCATCCGACCGGGCCCCGCCTCCTCGGCGACGGGCCAAACGCGTGCCCGGCGGGCCACCTTCCGCCCGTCGGGACTTTTTAACCATATAGCCAGGAGAACAGGTCATGAATGTCACATTTGTTGATAAGGCTCCGGAAATTAAAAAGGAAGAGGATATTTTCGTCGACGGGAAAAAAGTCGGGGATGTCGCCGAGAAAGGCGGCGGTTTTAGCATACGTTTTCATGCTGCGCTGGATTTTGGCCTTGGTTCGACGTTCTTGATCCAGGGACATGGGGATACTCGCGAAGCTGCTATCACTGAAGCTCTGAGTAAGGGACGGTTGAATGCGCAAAGGTTGCTCGCGGAGATTGAGACGTATGAAAAAAGCTCTCTTCGTGATCAGGCTGGGCTGACGCCTCCCGGTAAGTGAAAAAGGCGTGCTTGTGCCGTTGCCGGCCGGTTCTTTTCTCCTGGCCGGCCGGTGTTCGGTGGCAATGTGAAGACAAGGGAGGGCTCTCATGTTGATCAGCGTGTGCATGTTTTGCAAAGCGGAATACGGTCGAAAGCCTGGCCGTGGGGTGTCTGGTGTGTCCGATGGTGTTTGCCCTGCCTGTGAGCCGTTTGCTCTGCGCTGGCTTGAAGAAGGTGTGGGTGCGTCTGTGAGTATGCCTCTTTCTGATCGCGGTGTGGAGGTGGCTTGTGAGGCAAGGTGATCGCATCGACAGAATTTTGGATGGTGCCGCTGCTGGGGCTGTGTGGTTCGCTGTCCTGATGATCGCGGCTCAGACTTTACGGGGGTTTTGTTTTGGCTCGTGACCGGTTTATCGCGGAGATGCATGAGGCTGAGGCCAAGTTGAGGGCTTCTCTTTCCGGCCAGGTGCGTAGGTTGAGCCGAGAGGAGATCGAGGCTCTGGCTCCGTCGCTTGAGCCTCCAAAATCGGAAAAATCCCATCTGGAGTATGGCTATGTCGCACGCTAGCTTTCAGCAACGGCTCGACCAGCTTGTCGGGGATCTGGATCTGACCATCGAGGAACGGGAGTGGATCCACGCTGGATGGCGTACCGACAGGGTAGCTCGCCGGGTCGTCAATCTGCTCGATGAGGTGGTCAAGGAACGTCCGTTTGATAAGAGGCAGGTGTTGCTGCGTCATCTTTTTGAGGCGGTGCAGGCTGTTCGCGCGGCCATGGCGGCGGAGAGGTTCGTGCCGCCGGAGGGGTATGTCGTGGTGCGGGAGGATGTCCTCGAGGCGTTGCGGGAGTTGGCGGTTGTGCAGGCCCGTTTCGAGGGCGTCGGGCCTACGGATCCATCAAGGGCGGCTTTGTCGAGTCGCCGATCGGACTCGGGGCGGACGGTTTTGCATGTCGACCCGGTTGTGGCGCAGATGGTGGAGGGTTTGTCATGAGGATGCCGCCTGTGGAGTGTTTCCGTTGCCGTCTGCAGGGTCGCTGTTCTCACGAAGAGACTCTGTGCCGAAAGGCATTTTTTGCCATGGGGAAGGGCAAGCCGGCTCCGGAATGCCGGCAGGCTGAGCCTCATTACTGGCATGGCGTGGAGGGGTGTCATGGCTGATGGGCTGGCGGGGCGCATCCCTGGGCTTGAGAAACATCGATCGGCATCTGTGCCTGCACCTTCGGAAGATCGTCGGCCGGAGATCCAGCGGCTGTTACGCGAGGCGATTGCCGTTGTGGCTGACGAGCACCCGGACAATGCCCTGCAATGGTTGCGTGATGAACGGCCGGACGTGATCGCGTATATGTGTAAGGTTGAGGATGAGGTCGATGAGGCTGCCATTGATCAGGATATCGAGCGGTTGCGCAAGGCCTTGAGGTCCTACATGGAGGGGTATCGTCGGGCTTTCGACTTGTATAAAACCCGACTGATTCAAGATGTTCAGGGAGGATTGTTTAAGTGATGTATCAACTTTTTGCAGACGGGAAGCTCCTGGGGAAGGTGACCGAGGAGCAGCGTCGTGAAATGAACCTGGAGCATCTGTGCGGCATTGAGTTTGTGCCTGTTGACGTGACAATGGCCGGCGTTTTGACGGGTGATGTTTTAACTGTGCACGATACGGGCAAGAGGTTGACGGCCAGGGAAATCAAGGGGCTTATCTCTGGAGACTCTATCTCGGCGTCATTCAGAGGTCTGTGCTTTTCCGGTTTTAAGCCTTCTTGCAAGTTAATCCTATCGACAGGCAGACTGCCGCGCTTGGAAAGCTCGGAAGGATTCTTCCGGCGAATCATGGGCGTAGAATTTCAGGGGAAACAGCTCCTCTTTGATGAGGTGCTCTGATGGGATTCGCTCTGGATGAATTGGGCTCGCAGCGTTGCCGTGAAATTGCCGAGGGGTTGTTTGAAGTAGAGAAGGTTTACGGGCAGAAGCTGCACGGTTTTTGCCCGATCCATGGCGATCAGAAGAGCGCGTCGTTCTGCTATCACTTCGGGGAGGATTGGTATAAGTGCCGGTCCTGTAGCGCCGGAGGCGACCTGGTCAAGTTGTGGTGCGAGCTTAACGGGCTCGACAGCCACGGCGACGGGTTCGTCCAGTTTAAAAAAGAGTTCGTGGATAACGGGCTGTCCCCATCATCTAAGCCGCGCAAGCGGAAATCACCACCGAAAAAAGAGCCGGATCCGGCCCCCGATGTCTTTGTTGACGAAGAGGAACTCGAGGCCCTCCCGCCCCTCCCGGCGAAGCGGCTCACCGAATTAAGACGGCTGCGCGGATGGTCTGCCCAGGCGGTCGAGATGCTCGATCTGCGCGAATTTGACGACGGGCACAACAAAAAGATCGCCATCCCGATCAGAGACGATCAGGGGCGGCTCTGCAATATCAGGTTGTATCAACCTGGCGCGGAGCGTTGCAAGATGATCAGCTGGTATGACCGCACCTGCAAGGCCTGCGGGGGGCACTGGAAAACGGTGGATAAGGCAAAGGTCTGCAAGGGGTGCGGGGCGAGTCCGAATTGCTATGGGGCGACCCGGCTTTTCCCTGCGCCGACGGTTTGGAAACAGACTGGGCCGCTGTGGCTGGTGGAGGGGGAACCGGATCTGATCTGTGCCATATCGAACGGCCTCAATGCCGTGACACAGACGGCTGGGTGTGGCACCTGGCGCGATGAGTTCAGCGAGGCGATGGCCGGGCGCGATGTGATTATTGCCTATGACGCGGATCAGGCCGGGCACAAGGGCGCTCATGTGGCGGCGAAATCGATTGTGATGCATGCGAAGAGCGTGCGGATTATTCAGTGGCCGGAGGTGATGGGGTGATGTCTGAGTCTCCATCCTATTATCCTAAGAATCACGGCCAGGATCTGACGGACTGGTTCGTCAAGCATGCTTTCAGTGTCGCCGATCTGGTTGATCTGTTGGCCTCGGCTGAGATTGTCGAGAAGCCGAAGCAGAACGACAGGTCTCCTGGTGTCGAACGCTTTTTCAATGGGAGAAAGTTCGCGCCGGCGCTTCTCACCAAGGCGATCATGGAGGATGTGGATATCGTTTCCGACCCTGAGAGCGGTCTTGTTTACCGCTGGGAGGGGCGCTATTGGGAGCCTTACGACCTGGCGTTTATCCGGCAGAAGGCTTTGCGGATGCTCGAGGATGAGGCGAGCAGCAGCAAGGCTGACGATGTGGCTCGGATGATCCGCGACCTGTCGACTCTGCCGGTCGGACGGGAGTTCAACGACAACAAGGATCTGATCTGTCTACAGAATGGCATGTTCAACCTGAGGACGGGCGAGGTCCTGCCGCATGACAAGAAGTATTTTACAACCCATATGCTGCCGATCGAATTCGATCCGGAGAATGTGCCGGATTGTCCTTCCTGGAAAGAGCGGTTGAGGGAGTGGAATCCGGCCGATGCGGTCATCAGGGAACTGCAGAAATTCTTCGGCTACTGTCTGACCAGGGAGACACGTTATGAAAAGATGCTACTCCTCTACGGCCCTGGCGGTGATGGAAAATCGACGGTGATGAAGATCCTCCGTGCCCTGGTCGGGGAGCAGAACTGTTCTCATATTCCCATGGGTCGTCTTGAGGATCAGTTCTATCTGTCCCGTCTGGTGGACAAGCTGGTCAACATGAGTACCGAGGTGGAGTCCAGGGCGATGCAAAGCCAGGAGATCAAGGCGATCGTCTCGGGTGATCCGATCTCGGCATCCTTTAAAAACCAGACTCCTTTCGATTTCGAGCCGTTCTGCAAACTGGTTTATTCCACCAATCGCCTACCCAAGATGTTGGACAACTCGGACGGGTTCTTTCGCAAGATCATGATCATCGAGTTTAAGGGGCAGTTCGTCAAGAGGAAGAGGGCGAATATATTCCTGTATGACGAACTGATCCAGGAACTGCCTGGAATCTTCGCCTGGGCGCTGGCCGGTCTGGTCATGCTTAGGGATGAGGGATTCAGCGAGGTGGCGGAAATGCAGTCGTCCCTGCAGGACTACAAGCGCATGAACAACAACATCCTCTATTACATCGAGAAACATGTGGAGGCGGACCCCAGGGGGAAGGCTGGCAAGGATGCTCTGTATGAGGACTATGTGAAGCGTTGTCGTTCGTGGAACCTGCTGCCGATCGGCGAGCCGCAGTTCCGTAGGGAGTTTAACAGGTTGCTGGATGAGAAGTGTATCGATGTGAGGGACGGCAAGCTGCCCAGAGATGAAATGTCCGGCCGTAGGCCGAATGCTTATGCAGGTATCCGCTTGGTCGAGGAGAAGTGCCACGGCGAAGAGCCCGACGCCTTTCCTCCTCCCCCGTCCCCCTCCGCCGGAGGCGCTTCATGAGTGTGTTCGCAATGTCCGTGCCGTCAAGGCTGTCCGGCTTGTCCGGTTGTGTCCGGTCAAAAAATGTGTTAGCCGGACACGGAAAACTTATTGATAACGGCAAGTTGGGTGCATTTGTCCGGCTTGTCCGGCTAACTTACAACTCCCTTACGTATGCGCGTGCGTGCGCGTGTATATGGGGGCTTAGTCAAATCAGCCTTGGGAGTTGTTATTTTTCCGGACAAGCCGGACAAGTAAAGATAAGTAACCGAAATCGTTTTTAATTTTCTGTCCGGTTTGTTGTTTTTTAGGGCGGACAAAGCCGGACAAGCCGGACAAGGTGGTGCTCGATGGCTAAAAATCAAATGATATGGTTCGACGCGGATATCTTCGAAGATGCTCTGGCCAGTGCCGTCGGGGAGATGGAGGAGCTCGTGAAGCAGGCTGTCTACAGCACCATGAGCAAGGTCCGTCGCAAGGCGCGGACCCTCCTCAGTACGGAGATCCGAAAGAAGTGGAACATCAAGAAGCGCGACCTGGATAAGAAGATCCGGATCCGGGTTGGCAGTCGTGGCGGCCGGCACTACGAATCCTTCGAGATAACCATCCGCGGCATGTCGCTCTCGCTGAGTTATTTCGGTGCAAAGCAGTATGCCCGCAATCGTGTGATCACGCGCACCAAGACCAGGGAGAATAAACGGCGCTCCAAGTTCCAGGGGGTGCGGGTCGAGGTTGTCAAGGGACGCAAGACGAAACTGTCGGGCGCGTTCATGCAGCAGGCCAGCAGTGGCCACATGATGGTGATGAGGCGCAAGGGCAAGAGCCGCTACCCCGTGCAGATCAAGGCCGCCATCTCCCCGGCCAGTATGTTTGCCGAGGCCGCGACGGCCGATGCTTTCGAGGAAGGGCTGATGGATTACCTCGAGCGCACCTTCGAGCATGAGCTGTCCTGGCGTATGCAGCAGGCTGGTCTCGCGTGATGGTCGCGGGTCCTTCCCACGGGGTGGCCCACTGCGGGCGAGCAAGCGCGCAGAAAACGTGTGAGTTTTGAGTTTTTCGAGGTCCGGAATTTTGGAAGATGCTGAAAATTCAAGGAGTTGCAACGATGATCGAGACTGAAGAGCTTCTTGCCGTGGTGACCAGGTTGGCGGCCTGGGAGTGGATGCAGCGCAGATACCTCCAGTCCGGGCCTGTTTGTCCGTCGTGTCAGTCGCCGATCACCGGGGCCAGGGCGCTGGCGGCATGGCAGGATCTCCGCAAGGTGTACTGCGCCGGCTGCGGGCATACCTTCCGGCCGACCTCGGGCACACCGATCCACGAAACGAGCTGGCAGCCAGAGGAATTGGTCAAGTTGCTGCTCCTGGTTGATGCCGGACGGACCGCGGCCCAGATGGCGTCAAGTCTTGGCAAAAGTTCCAGGTGTATCCGCGACATGCTCGAACGTGTGCGATTGTGGCATGCCTCAAGCCTGACCTGTTTCCGATCATCATCTGACCAGCTCAGTACAGCCCAGGGATAAAAAGGGCGCGCGGCGGGGGAGGGGTGAAGGGTCTGCCGTCTTAACTTTAACGAGGTGTTCTATGTCTAAGAAAACAAAAAGCGTAACAACATGGTCCTTCTCATCCCCTGTGGAGGCCATTTCGGCGGCGCTTGGACGGGTGCTTGGGGCGATTGATAAGCGCAGTACCATACCCATTCTGGCGAACGTCAAGCTTTGCGTATTGCTCCGTGATGCTATTCAGATCATCGCTACGGATCTCGAAGTGCGGGCCGCCACCGAATGCAAGGCAACGGTCCCCGGCTCCGGAGGTACTGTTTGCGTCCCGGCCGAGTTGCTCAAGGGCGTTCTCTCGACCCTGAGCGGTGAAGTGTCTTTCACCCTGGAGGAAGATCTTAGGTTGGTTGTTGAAGGGAATGGCCGGCATTTCGAGATCGCCTGTTTCCCCGCCGAGGAGTTTCCGGATCCGGATTGCAGCTGGGGTAAAGAAGTTTGCCATTTTGAGCCAGGCGTATTGCCCCGTCTGCTCCGGTCCGTAAACCATGCCATCGGCCAAGATCCCAACAAGGCCAACCTGTGCGGCGTCTATCTCTGCCAGGAAAACGGTCGCGTGACGGCCGTTGCTTCGGATGGTAACCGCCTGTCCCTCTCGGGGATGGAAATACACGGGGTCGAACTGCCGCGCGGGTATTTGATCCCCGCCAAAGCGGCGAGGATCCTGGCCGGAATCGATACCGGTATTTCCCTGTTCGTTCACGGCGGGGAGGTGGAAGACAACCAGATATTTTTCGAGGCCGGAGGGTTTGATCTTACCGTCCGGCTGCTCGATGGTGAGTTCCCCGCGTATCGCCGTGTTGTGCCGGTAGACCACCCTGATCTTTTTACGGTCGATTCGGTGGTACTGGCTGACGCGATCGAGGATGTCGCCGTGGTGATCGAAGGCAAAAGCCGCGGCGTTACGATCAATGCCCCGGAGGATAAGTACGGAGAGGGACTCGATGTTTCGGCCCTTGGTACCAACGGTGTCGCCAGGGCCGGAGTCCCATGCAACGGCGGGACCGGATACAAGGTCACGGCGAATGCCCGTTACATGGTGCAGTCGCTAAAGGCTCTCGATGGTGAGGTCTTTGTCAAATACGGTGGTGCAAGCAAGGCCGTCCTTTTGGTTCCCCTGGATCATGATGGTTTCGATGAGCGGCTCGAAGTCGTGATGCCTTATCAGGTGGGATGATGAGAACGGCCGTACCATCCGAACCTTCCGGGGGGAACGATGTCCGCGTCGTGGTAGATCGGCGGCGCTTGCGTAAGGCCTACCTGATCGGAAGGGATAGATATTTTATTTCGCGCGGGCACTATAAGCACGCTCCGCAATGCAGCGCATGGGGTTTTACAGAGGAAATCGAAGACGCCTACCGGTTCCAAAATCTCCTGGAGTGCATCGAATACTGGAGATCAAGGCACAACTTCCCGGAGGATTACGAGCACTGCATCTGGGACGGGTATCTCACGTTTTATGAAGAGACTAAAAAAGGTATCCGTAGGGTTCTTCCAGTTCCCGAGCAAATGGAGTTGTTTTGATGACAGACCTGACCGACGCTATATCCGCTGAAGAGGAGCGGCTTCGCACGGAGCGCGATGCAGCCTTCGAGGCTGCGCGTCAGCGCCCCACGGTGAAAAACCGCAGGGCCTATAAGCAGTCCGAGGCAGAGCTCGATGAATTCCTGCGGGCCCGTTCCGAGGATGTCGGCGAGGCGGTGTATCGCAACATCCCCGACATGGTCACGGCCCTCGATGCCGACGGGTGGAAGATCTCCGATTCATCCGCATACGAACACCGCGACCAGGGCAAGCTCCGGTTGCGCGATGACGGAACCATCACCGAAAGCATGGCTCTCGATTATGCCAGGACGCACCTGAAGCGCAAAGACGGTACGCCTGGTCACAAGACCGGCAACCTGCAGGAAGAAAAAGCCCAAGAGGAGATTCTCCGGATCCGCGAGGACCGCTTGATGCGTGCCCTCAAACGACAGGAGGCCTCCGGCGCGCTTATCCCCCGTAACCAGGTGGAGATCGAACTATCCGAACGCGCCATCAACCTCCGCACCTATCTCGACGCCGTTGCAAGGTCCAGCGCCGGGCGCATCATCAAGGTCGTCGGCGGAGATCCGCAGCGATCGCCGGAGTTGATCTCCTTTTTGCTCGGCATGTTCCGCAAGGCCATGGACAACTACGGACGTCCCATCGCCGGATTTGAAGAGGAAGAGGAGGATTGATCATGCCCTGGATGCTGATGGCCTGCGGAAAGTGCGGTCATGAGGACGATATCGATGAGTTTTGCTCCACACCCGTTTATGGCGAACTGCCCAAAGGCGTTTTTCAATGTCCCGCCTGCGGCATCGCCATCCGGCACCGGATATCCGGACCGGGCACCCTCTATCCTTCCGGACATTATGTGCCCGGTCCTGTGGAGCTGGTAGAAGTTTCGCCGAGGCTGTAGCGGCCCGCGGCTCACGATAACCCAAAAGACGAAAGGAGAAATCCCTCCATGATCGAATTTGACGCCGGCCGCGGGCCGCTACCCCCGAAAAAACCGGAGCTGGTCATCATCCGCGGTCTTCCCGGCAGCGGCAAAAGCACCCGCGCCCGCAACGACTATCCGGATCATCTCCATTACGAGCCGGATCACCTGTTTTGCGATACGCGTGGCCGCTACCGGTTCGACGCGCAGATCTGGGAACAGGCCTGCCGCTGGGTTTGGATTATGGCCGATTTCGCGCTTGTGCGCGGTGAGTCAGTGGTGGTGAGCGATGTTTTCGCCAGACTGAGCGAGATAAATCCCTACCGCCGGCTTGCCGATCAGCACGGTGCCGCCTTCCGCGTCGTTACCTGTAGGGAACAGTTCGGCAACCTTCACCGCGTGCCGGTGACGGTTTTGCAGCGGATGCGCGAGCAGTTCGAAACGGTTTGGGAACCGGTGGACAGGATCGTCGGGCCTTTCGGAGAGATGCCTTATAGGGGGTAGCCCATGCCGTTTGATGAGCTCGTCGCTTATATCGTCAAGCACTACGATAGCCGCTATCTACTAACAGGGATTCGGAGGATGATGAAATGGGGAAAATTTTAATCATAGATATAGAGACTACAGGGTTTCAAAAACAAGGTGGAAGTATTGTCGAGGTAGGTATTGTGTCTCTCGATCTCAGCACTGGAAATGTCGATACGGTTTTTAACTCGGTCTGCCAGGAGGCCAGCTTAAATGATCAGCATTTTGAGGCTCCGATGGGATGGATATTCCGTAACTCAACCCTAACGGCCGAAGAGGTGCGTCAGGCACCGATGCTTCATGATTTAATCCCAGAAATTCAGGCGATCATTGATAAGCATCCTTTGGGTGCAACTGCCTATAACCGTTCGTTCGATTTTGATTTTTTGGAAAGTCGGGGTATCCGGTTTGGCAAAAAGCTCCCTTGCCCCATGCTGCTGGCCACTCCAATCTGCAAGCTTTACCCTCTGCGCTACGGTTCATACAAATGGCCAAAAGTCGAGGAAGCATGGGCCAAGTTTTTCCCGAACGAAGAATATGTTGAATTGCACCGTGGTGCCGATGACGCTCTGCATGAAGCTCAGATTGTATATGAGCTGCATCGTCTAGGGGTGTTTGTTGTTTAACGGTCTTTTGAGAGGAAATTTGAAATGAAAATACGAGAGTTTGTATTGACGAATGAAGAAATAAGCAAACTTGCTGCTGACCATTTAAGACAGAAATTTGGCGAGGCTGTTTTGGAGCAGCACGAAATAGTTGAGATAGTTGGTGATGACGGAAAAGGCGAGGAATACTTTTTCGCGCTGAAAGAGTAGCCGTTTAACGACAAGGGTAACCGGACGCCGGGCAGTTTCGGCGGTCCGCGTTGACCCGCTGGTTAGCCGATTTTTTAAGGAGATATGAACATGAGGGAATATGAGGTAAGGGTTGAATTTTATGCAACAGTGAAGTTGCCGTTGCCTGCTGGCGAGGAAGCACCGAATTGTTGCGACCCGGATAACGAAATGACCGACCGGGAAGCAATAGAGAGTGCCATATCAAGTGCCATATCGCAACGGTGCGAGGTGTTTGTTTTTGGCGAGGATCGGGAACCGGCGGAGGTGTTTGTTGACTTGGATCTGAGCAATGATTTGCACGTGGAGGGCTTTGAAGATGAGTGAGAACGCGACGGCATACAGCGGGAAAGATTACCCTGTGCATAGCTCCGGGCCGTGGTCGGTAACTGCCGGTATCGTGCCTGACCCCAAGGGGCGACTGATCGTCGAGGACTGCTCTGGAAATCCGGTGTGTGCTACCTCTGCCCGTGGCGTGCAAGGACGCGTGCCAATCATGGAGGCCAACGCCAAACTTATTGCAGCCGCCCCTGAAATGCTGGAGGTGTTGCGCTGGCTGGATGCGGAGATGGTCTGCCGGTATAATTTCGGCGGATGCCTGTTTTCGATTCACGATTTTGGGAAAGTTCGCCGGGCAATCAAGCTGGCGATGGAAGGCTAACGCCGCCAGTCAGCGGCAGGCCAACGCAGGACGGGAAGCACGGACCTTCTCGCTAACCTGCGCCGTATCAACTGTCCGCTGGAGTGGCCTTGTTATGCC